TCTTCAGAAATTGGCGCAGGTGACAACAAAGTAGATCTCGACGCTACTTCCACAGAAGATCCTGGAGAAGGTGATCTGTACGAAGGAGAAGAAGTTGATCTAGAAGAAGTTATCAAAGCTCTTCGTGAAATGGAAGAAGGTAAGCATTCAGATATGGAAGAAGGCGAGCATTCAGATATGGAAGAAGGTGCTCATGAAGACAAAATGGAAGAAGGCGAGCATTCAGACCTTGAAGAAGCTTATGAAGTTATCAGATTTCTCCGTTCCAAAATCAATGAAGTAAATCTTCTCAATGCAAAATTGTTGTTCAGCAACAAATTGTTCCGTAATCATTCTTTGAACGAATCTCAGAAATTGAAAGTTATTGAAAACTTTGATCGCGCATCAAATATTCGCGAAGTTAAATTGATCTACTCTACATTAGCTGAGTCATTCGGTTCTGGAAAAGTTGCGAAAAGAAAACTAAAAGAAAGTTATGCATCTAAAGCAAGTGCATCGACTGCTCCTAAAAAAGTATTAACAGAGGGCAACGAACTTGCGGCAAGATGGAATAAATTAATCACATATAATCGATAAGAGGAAAAATACGATGAATATCAATTCTTTATTACCTCAAGATGCTAATGCTAATCAAACGGCTGTATCTATCCAACTTGAGAAAAAGTGGGAAAGAACCGGTCTTTTGGAAGGCATCGGATCTGAGGTTGAGCGTAGAGGCTTGGCAGTTCTCCTTGAGAACCAGGCTAAGCAACTCGTATCAGAGGTGAACAATACTGGAACTGCTCAGAATTCTGAGGAGTGGGCTGGTGTTGCTCTCCCATTGGTACGTAGAATCTTTGCTGAAATTGCAGCAAAAGATTTCGTTTCAGTACAACCAATGAACCTGCCATCAGGTCTTGTGTTCTACTTAGATTTCAAATATGGTACTGCTCAAGGTACTTCTGCTGGCACTGCTGGTGGTAACGACTTCCTAACAGGTCAAGGTCGTACATCTCAGGCAGACTCAGTATTTGGTATCACTAATGCTGGTGCAAACGGTACTTCAGTTCCTGCCGGTACTGCTGCTACTGAAGGTCTTTACGGACCAGGTCGATTCGGATATTCTGTAAACGATTATTCTGCATCAATGGGTGTATTAGCAAATGCAGTAACATCTGCAAGAACAGGTTCTGTAGCTGTAGGTACAACTACTTTCTCTAATGGAGGTAACTTGAGTCAAGAGCAATTCAACTGGTTCACTAACTTCAACTCTGAATTTTCTGCGTCTGTTGTTTCTAACAGCCAAGGTCCATTCACAGTATTAGCTATTCCTACTGCATCTTTAACTAACTTTGATAGCAATGGTATCAGAGCATTCAACGTCGAAGCTGCTGCAGGAACTTTAGAAGGTGTATTCCCAGAATTCACCAAATTGTTAGGTGGCGGAAGTCATGTTGGATTCTTATGCGAGTCAGCTGGTTCAGATCTTCAATCACCTGTTGTTCTTTATCACAAAGCTCCGACGGATACTACCAGAGGCGACTTTGAAGATGATCAAGCACCTGATGCTGCTACAAGAGGCGGAGCTGATCTACAGATTCCAGAAATCAACCTTGAGCTGCGTAGTGAGGCAATTGTTGCTAAGACACGTAAGTTGAAGGCTGTATGGTCTCCAGAATTTGCTCAAGACCTTAACGCATATCACTCAATTGACGCTGAAGCAGAATTGACTTCTATGTTATCTGAGTACATCTCCCAAGAGATTGACTTAGAGATCTTAGACATGTTGATTCAAAATGCTCAGACAACTGAGAGATGGTCTGCTACTATCGGTCAGGAGTATGATGCTGCTACAAATGCATTTGTATCTAATAACACTGCTGCTCAGGCGTACAATCAAGGAACATGGTTCCAGACTCTTGGTACGAAGATTCAGAAAGTTAGCAACAAAATTCACCAGTTAACATTACGTGGTGGAGCTAACTTCCTTGTATGTTCTCCAACAGTTGCTACCATCCTTGAAAGTATCCCTGGATATGCTGCTGACACAGATGGTGATAAAATGCAGTTTGCAATGGGAGTTCAGAAAGTTGGAGCTATCAACAATAGATTCCAGGTTTACAAGAACCCATATATGACTGAAAACACCATCTTAATGGGATATAGAGGTTCTCAGTTCCTTGAAACAGGTGCTGTGTATGCTCCATACATTCCATTAATCATGACTCCATTGGTGTACGATCCAACTAACTTCACTCCACGTAAAGGTGTAATGACACGTTACGCGAAGAAAATGGTTCGTCCAGAGTTCTACGGAAAAGTATTCGTTGATGGTTTAGATTCTATCTAATCGTTAGCTGAAATTTTTTCATGAGAAAAGAGGGGTGTCTTAGGGCACCCCTTTTTTTATGTTCATATGCTTATACAATATTTATTAGAAACCGATAAGATCGGCAAGTATATGGCAAAACAAAACATTGACAAATCAGCCCCGAAAGGCGCTGTCCGTTTCTCTGTCACATTATCTGAAGAACAGAAAGCAGCGAAAGCTGGGATATTGAATAAACCTTATAACTTTGTGTTAGGTAAAGCAGGATCAGGTAAAACTTTATTGGCCTGTCAAATTGCTTTGGATCTTTTGTTCAAACGTGAAATCAATAAAATTGTGATAACAAGGCCTACGGTTGCCACTGAAGATAATGGTTTTCTACCAGGCAGTGAACGTGAGAAGATGGAACCATGGTTAGTACCTATCAGAAGCAATATGCGTAAAGTATATAATAAACCAGACATCTTGGAAAAACTTGAAAGAGAAGAAAAGATAGAACTTGTGTCATTGGCTCACTTCAGAGGTAGAACATTTGACAATGCAGTTGTGATAGTGGATGAGTTTCAGAATCTAACCAGATCACAATTATCTATGGCAATAGGTCGTCTAGGTAAAGACAGTAAAATGATATTCTGTGGCGACACATTTCAAATAGATCTGAAAGATCCTAACTATTCAGCATACCATGATATGAGTAAATTAACCGGGTCTAATTATGTGTTTAAGACCGTTTTAAAGGACTCTCATAGACATCCGGCGATTGATGAATTGCTTACCATACTTAATGGTAGTTACTAAGTTAAAACTGCCATATTTATATAAAAATAAACTATGGCCGCAGGTAAATACTCATTTGTTATTGAAAAAGGTGCTACGACACAATTTGAGGTGCAGTATGTAGATGCCAATAATACACCTATAGATCTTAGTGGTGTTACTGCTAGAATGCAGATTAAAGATACTAGGCCAGGAGAAACTGCTACGACATACTTATCATTAACATCTAGCTTGTCACCTGGCGTATCATACATTAATGATGTCAGTGGATCATTTTTAAGTATTTCAGGAAGTGATTTGAATGTTCCTTTATCATCAGGCAGTATTGGAGTTTATATTGGTTACGGAGCATCTGATAGTTTCACATTTACAAAAGGTGTGTATGATATAGAATTAACATCAGGAAATATCAGAACCAGATTGCTAGAGGGTAATATAATAGTTAGAGATCAAGTAACCACAATATAATATGAAGACATCAATATCACAAAACAAAGTAATTGTCAAAGCTAATGGAGTCGTTGGCCCTCAAGGACCAAAAGGCGGATTTGAAACTGCCTTTGAAGGCGATGCGGGTATCATAGGATCTTTAAATATCGATGGTAATCAGTTAATTACTGGATCATTGACAGTGTCTGGTTCTGGTACTTTAGAAAACATTGGACCATTTAATCAGACCGGCATATCAACTCTCGTCGGAGAGACAGTCATTTCAGGATCTCTCAATGTGACGGGAGGAATAACAGGTAGTATTGGCCCATCATTAGTATTGAATCCTATAGTAGAATATTTGAATACTCATGTCACATTTGAATCAAATAATTTTACATCAGATTCTAATGTACGTGTACTTGAAGCTTCATTTGCTACGGTACCGACAGGCTTTGCTCCTATAAACAAATTTGATTTTCAATATTACATAAATGGCGTGCTTATACCGCCTAGTAGAATTTCTAGTATTGTTGACAATAGTACGAATGTGGATATCACATTTAATACTGGATTATTAGGATTTGTATTGGATAGTAATGATCTTGTTACTGTTTCAGGTAAATTCAAACCTAATGGATTCAATACAGCATTTTCTTCTGGATTCGGTGCACACGTTTATAACTTTGTGTCTGAAAAATCAACTTTAGTATTTCAATAACATATTTATTTTAAAAAAATGAGTGTATTAACTAGATCAGCTTTATCATCAAGCTTTAACAGCAACTTACCAGATAACACATCTGGATTGATTACACCGGCAGTACTACGTACAGAATTGGTAAACATTGTGGATAGTGCACTTCTAACAGAAGATTCTGCATCCATTGTGGCAGAATGGGATGGTACTAGAACAGGTGACTCAGAAATCATAGGATTATTATCTATCACCGGGTCATTGACAGTGTCTGGATCTGGTACTTTGAATAACATTGGCCCATTCAATCAAACAGGAGATTCAGTATTTACAGGAGCTATCACAGCAACTGGTAACATAAGTTCAAGTGCGACAGTATTTGGTGTTACAGGATCATTCTCCCATTTAGTTGGTAATTCACCGATCACTATTGGATCTGAAGTGACATTCTTATCAGCTAGTACGTTTCAAGCCAGCGATCTAACTATTACAGGATCATTAACAGTTTCAGGTTCAGGAACTTTTAATAATATTGGTCCTTTTAATCAAACAGGAAATTCTATTTTCACCGGTGATATAACAACAACGGGTGACATCAGTGGAAGCGCTGTTAGTACTATAACAGTAGGAGGTGATATTGTCGGAGGCGGCAGAGGAACATTTACAAATAGAGTTTCAGCATTGACAGATCTTGTCACTCCTAAAATACTTAATAATAGCGCTACAAATGCAGGAACAGTGCTAATAGATGATGGACTTACCATTTCAGGTAATGTAACAGCATCTAGTAACATAAGTGCAAGTGGTAATATAATAGGTAACACATTGACAATATCAAGTACATCAGTAAACTTTGCGAACTTGCCTACTTCAGATCCTGGAGTAGTTGGTAGATTGTATAGAGATGGCGGGACAGTAAAAGTTTCCATATAAAATAATATAGACAATGGCTAGAGTACACGGCAAACAACTTGTGAACCCAATAAGCCTTTCAGGCTCATTCTCTGGTTCATTTGAAGGAGCATTCAATGGATCAGGTACTATTGAATCCGCATCCTTTGCAGTAACCGCATCACATGCGCTGTTTGCAGTGTCAGCCTCTCATGAGATAACATTTGAAGTGTCATCATCTCATGCTCAGACAGCGGATCAGGCAGGTAACTTATTTGGAACGCCGTCCATTGTAGTTAATCATATAACCGCATCTGGTAATATAAGTGCAAGTGGTGATATATTTGCTAATGATATCACATTGAATGCTCTCGGTGTATCAGATAAACCCAATGTTATATTGAAGAGAGGATCTGTCACAGGAGCAGAATTGAAAATGGGTAGTGGGGGCAATGATGCTGGCATACTTCGATTGAATAACACCGCCGGCGGGCAAGACATTTTACTGCAGGCACAAGGAATAAGTTATTTTTCTCAATCTTTGAAAATAGGCGTGGCATATGATTATCCAGAAAATAATCCTGCCACATTAACTGTAGGTGGCAACATAAGTTCAAGTGGAGCATTTCATACACTGTCACATATCACAGCATCTGGAAACATCAATGCAAGTGGTCATTTAGAAGGCGGCGGATTGAAGATTGACGGTGCTGAAATATTTGCTGGTCCTAATATATTGAAACTGCAAAGTGGTTCCGATGTCACCAATACTGTCACAGTGTTAAGATCAAGTAATGACAGATTGGTAATAAACGGCGGAGGAGATTTCAATACTATTGAAGCTCTCAATGCAGATCTAATTGCAGTGGACATAAAAGCAACCGGTCTCATAAGTGCAAGTGGAAATGTATTTGGAAATAACATCTATGCAGGTGTTACTGGACGAATATATCCTAGCAGTGCACAAACTTCTAACAATCAGTTTTTCAGTGCCGACGCAAATGGTATAAACAGTAATTCATCATTTGCTGTAACAGGAAATGTTAC